AAAATCAGGAATCACTCTCCCCATCAACATCTGGTTCCTCCTTTTGATTAAAAACCTTATTTCTTAATATAAAATCTATTATATCGTCAATTTTCTTCGTTGCAATTTCAATTCCATCCATTAAACAATTAAGTTCATCAATTGTTATTTCATAGTCATCCTCTGGAGAGGTAATTACAAATGCTGGAACAAAATAGCCCTCAAATGGAACGGCTTTTATTGTTATTGATAAGCTATGAATATCATTTAATTCATAATCATGCGGATAATTAACAACCCTCATTTATCAAATTGCTGCTCTGCCAGAACTTGTAAAAGCCATGTGAGTAAATGGTAGAGCATAAGCAAACAACATCTCAATAATCTCCGCAAACTCTCTAATCTCGTACTGAGCAGATTCCTCATTTCTCAAGCTCAAGAAGTTAATTAAAGATCTTGCATTTACTGTCCAAATAAACTCTGTATATTGAGTTACTGGCAGTACACATCGAGCAATCTCTTTAGCAACACCGGCCTCTAGAAGAGTGTGATAAGCCTTATCTGCCTGATTGATTACATTTTGAAAGTTGTAATATACAAGTTCCTTAACTTCTAGATCTTCAATTTCTTCAAACTTATAAGCGCCGGGTTTTCCAGTTTGCTTTCTAATTTTGTCATAAGCTGGAATATAATAATCAATAACTGGAGGAACATGGTATCTCATACTCATTTCATTAAATGATGACCATCTATGTCTCATCCACTCTCTTGTTACAAAAATTGGAGCCTTAATTCTGAACTTAAAAATAACATGTTCAAACGGAGTAGCATGCTTATTCTTCATAAGGTAGTTAATTAATCCAATTGAGGATTCATCCATCTCCTTGACCTGTGCAGCAAAAGAAACCTTTGCTGCGTTGACAACGGCAACATCATTGCCCATCACATCTAAAAGCTCAACTTCTCCGTGATCCAAAACATCAAATACTGTATTCTTGTAACTCATGATGAAATCCTACCATGAAGAATTCAAAAAATTCTTTAAAAAAAGTCTTTTTTTGAATACATTGATTTGACAACTGCTGTATGCTAAAGCATGTCAGCATGCGTAGTACTCCTAGTATGCTAAGTATGCTTTAAGTACTTATAGTACTTAGATTATATTGTTTATAAAGAATTATAAGAATGCTATGATTGATACTATGGAAATAATTGCGGTTGTTGAGTCTGATGACTACGGCCCTGCCATTATTGTTGACCCTGATCACATTACTGTATTTAGTTTTGGTGATTTTTATATGGCTGCGACAAGATGTATGTACTCTGATCGCCCAATTACTTGTGAAATTTCTGAAGAAACTGCCTATGCATTGATTGCAAAAGGTGTAGTATGTTTAAACGCATTTGCTGAAGATCAAATATAAGTAAAGATTAATGAATAAAATTAGCTGGTTTAGCCTCAACAATTTAGATGAATCTGGAGAACTTTGGTATAGCCAAGGTTATTACAATGCTGGTATTAATACCATCTTGGCTCTTCAGAAAAAAGAAACTGCTGTTTTTTATAGCAGAGAAGAAATTGATTATCACATTAACTTTTGTAGTCCTTTATATTATAGATTAAAAAATAAATATAAAGTAGGTTATACTCCTTGGGAGTCAACTAAAGTACCAAAAAACTGGTTTTACCATATGTCTCAGTGTGATGAAATCTGGGCAACATCTAATTTTGTTAAAGATATTTATCTTCAGAATAAGGTTCATACAAATATTCATGTAATACCTCATGGAGTTACTCCAGAATGGGAAATTTATGAGAGAGAGTTAACAAATAGATTTGTATTCCTTCATGTCGGTGGAGATTCTAAAAGAAAGAATGCACAACTTGTTGTAGACGCTTTTCTAGAACTCTATGATGGTGATGATGATTATAGGCTAGTTCTTAAATATAACAACTTCTGTCATGCAGAAGTTTATATTAATGGTAATTTGGTCAATGCAATTGAGCATCCTCAAATTGTTGGGATACCAGACATTTTTACTACGGATGAATTAGTACGGCTTTATCATAAATGTCATTGTATGGTTTATCCAACAAGCGGAGAAGGTTTTGGCTTGATTCCTTTAGAGTCAATGGCTACAGGACTTCCAACCATTATTACAAACGCTACTGGCTGTACAGACTATGCCCATCTGGGTATTCCTATTTCAGCAACAATGACAAAAGCCTCTTGGCATGACCATGTATACAATGATGATACAGGCCTATGGGCCTCTCCAGATATTGACGAACTTTTAAAAACCATGCAAAGTGTTGTTAATGAATACGATGAAATTTCAGACTTTGCTATGAAGTCTGCAAGAATTATTCATTCTGAATGGTCTTGGGATTCTGTTGCTGATAAGATTCTTGAAAGATACAAAGATTATCAAAATACATTCAATTGACCCAAGCATTATCTAGTGCGAGCATGAACTTCTTTTGGTAGTATTGTCTTTACACATATTTAGGAGTTGACATGGTTACTACACATTTTTCAGAGGCTTCAACGCCTCTTTTTTCATTTAAATTGAGCGATGATTTTGTTTCATCGTACAATGATAAGACTGCGCCTTTTGGTTACAGAGACGCAGCAGGAAATTCTGTTGGAGAGATTACTTTTCTTCGTACATATTCTCGCAAGAAAGCTGACGGAGCAAAGGAGACTTGGGTTGATGTTTGCGAAAGAGTCATTAATGGAATGTACTCATTGCAAAAAGATCATTGCAAAAAAAATCGTCTTCCTTGGAATGGGGTTAAGGCTCAGGCTAGTGCAAAAGAGGCCTTTGATCGCCTTTTTAACTTGAAATGGACACCCCCCGGTCGTGGTCTTTGGATTATGGGAACTCCACTTGTCAATGTTCACAAGAACTCAGCAGCTCTTCAGAACTGTGCTTTTGTATCTACATCTGAAATGAGCAAGGACAATCCGGCAGAGCCTTTTACATTCTTGATGGAAGCATCAATGCTTGGAATCGGTGTTGGTTTTGACGATAAAGGTTCTGATAAAGAATTTACAATCTATGAACCAACAAAAACTCCTATTCTTGACATCATCGCTGATGATCGTGAGAGTTGGGCAAGAGCAACTGGCGATTTAATCAACTCATATCTTAAGCCTGATCAAAGCCCCATTAACTTTGACTACAGCCTTATTCGCCCTTATGGTTCACCTATTGCGACTTTTGGCGGTACTGCTTCTGGTCCAGAGCCATTGATTAAACTGCACAACGCTATTAAAAAGAAGTTTGAAGGTCGTGCTGGCGAAAAGTTGACGACTGTTGATATTGCTGACTTAGGAAATCTAATTGGAGTATGTGTTGTCTCTGGCAATGTTCGCCGTTCAGCAGAGCTGTTTATTGGCAGAAATACTCCTGAAACATTAAATCTTAAAAACTCTGAAGTCTATCCAGAAAGAAACTCCTATGATCCAGAAAATCCGGGCTGGGGTTGGATGAGTAACAATTCAATTGAAACAACAGTAGGTGCAGATATTTCGAATATTGTTGATGGCATTGCTCTTAATGGAGAACCTGGTGTTATCTGGATGGATATGTCTCGTAAGTACGGTCGCCTTATTGATCCACCAAACAATAAGGATTGGCGTGTTGCTGGATATAACCCCTGTGCAGAGCAGTCACTTGAGTCCTACGAGTGTTGTACGCTCGTAGAGACTTACTTAAATCGTCATGAGTCACTTGAGGACTATAAGCGCACTTTGAAATTTGCATACCTTTACGCAAAGACTGTAACGCTTCTTCCTACTCATTGGGAAAAGACAAATGCAATTATGCAAAGAAATCGCCGTATCGGAGCGTCAATGTCTGGTATTGCAAACTTTGCTGATATTCATGGAATTCCTGTCCTTCGTGAATGGATGGACCAAGGCTATGAGGTTGTTAAGAGATATGACAATGTTTACTCAGAGTGGTTTGGCATTCGTGAATCAATCAAGATGACAACCGTTAAGCCATCTGGCACGGTTTCAATCTTGGCCGGTGAATCTCCAGGTGTCCATTGGACTCCGGGTGGTAAGTATTTTCTTCGAGCTATTCGATTTGGTAATGATGACCCAATGCTTCCGCTATTTAAAATGGCTAATTATAGAGTGGAGCCTGCATCTGAATCACCAGACACAACAAGTGTTGTATTCTTCCCAATTAAATCTGACGCTAAGAGAGCAGAGAAGGATGTTACTATTTTTGAAAAAATGGCAATTGCATCTGTAGCTCAGAGGTATTGGTCAGATAACTCAGTATCAGTAACTATCTCATTTGACTCAGAAACTGAAAAAGAATATGTAGGTACTGTACTTCATATGTATGATGGACAGCTTAAAACTGTTTCATTCCTTCCATCTGGAAACTTTACATACCCTCAAATGCCTTATACTCAAATTACAGAGGAAGAATATTCTAAGGAAACATTAGATTTATTCCCAATTGACTTTGCTGGTGTTTACGCTGGTATGGCTGCTGATGCAGTTGGCGAGGCATATTGCACAACAGATTCTTGCGAAATTAAACTTATTAAAGACAACATTTCGCAATAATGATTCAAAAGTGTCATCTGTGTGTAGATAATTTATTAAAAGTGATGTAGAATTGTACACATATGAGTTTTGATATTATCAAGGATAAAAAAATTTGGGTTCCCGAAAGAGCATATGGCGTATGCGTTTGGATTATGGAAGACGGTCTTCCTTTGTCAGACGGTGATGGTGTTCTTTGTGCTGAGGGATTAATGAATGATCCGATAATTGAAAAAAAAGTCGCTGAAGCTGCTCGATACTGGACTGGTTCTGATTCCGGTCATGCTAGCTGGGTTGCTGGTGCTAGAAAAATTTCTGCATCAGAAAGAGATGACCAAGCAGAAAGATTGTCAAATGGTCTAGTCGCAGACCCATTTGAAGATTATCTTGATGCTCACTTTGCTCATAAAAGGATTATTTAATGCAAAAATGGGAAGTTGTACAAGAGGAAGAATCACAAGAGCTTGATGATATTTCTTATAGCTCTTTTGAGGTTGAGAAGAAAATTACAGATCCTTTCTTAAATGTAAAGATTGATTCTCTTTCTCCAAGAATGAAGAGAAAAGCATCACGCCTTCAGAAAAAATATGAGGGCACAGATGGCACACAGACTAAATATGTTGATCCATTAGTTGTTAATGGATATTCTCTTTGGGATATTATTAATCCTCCATATGATTTAGACAATCTTGCTCATCTATATGATCAAAGTTCAATTCACTATGCTGCAATTAATGCAAGAGTTATGAATACTGTTGGTCTTGGTTTTGAGTTTAATGAAACATTAAAAGCAAAAAGAAAAATTGAAAGAGTCCAAGACGACAGGGCAAAACTTGAAAAAACAAGAAGGCAAATGCAGGATCTAAAAGAAGATCTTGATGAGATATTTGAAAACCTTAACATTGAAGAAACCCTTATTGAAACTATGGTTCGCGTTTGGCAAGATGTTCTTACCATTGGCAATGGTTATTTAGAAATTGGTCGCAATAACGCTGGGAAGATTGGTTATATAGGACATATACCCGGCACAATGGTCCGCGTTAGAAGAAATCGTGATGGTTTTGTTCAGATTTCTAGGAGTAATAAGATTCAGGCAGTGTATTTTAGGAACTTCCAAGATACAGAAACTGAAGATCCAATCAATATGGATCCAAACCCTAACGAGATTATTCACTTTAAAATGTATTCTCCAAATCACACATATTACGGGATTCCATCGGCAGTGTCAGCTGCTGCTGCGATTGTTGGAGATAAGTTTGCAAAAGAATACAATATTGACTACTTTGAAAACAAGGCAATTCCTCGTTATGCAATCATTCTAAAAGGTGCAAAGATTAGTCAACGCTCAAAACAAGAGCTTGTTAACTATTTTAGAAATGAAGTTAAGGGTCGAAATCATGGAACATTGATTATTCCAATCCCTGCATCTGTAGGTTCAGATACTGATATTAAGTTTGAAAAACTTGAGGCCGGTATTCAGGATGCTTCATTTGACAAATACCGCAAATCAAACCGTGATGAAATACTTGTTGCAAACAGAGTTCCTGCTCCAAAAGTCGGTGTCTACGATAACGCAAACTTGGCTGTTTCAAGAGATGCTGATAAGACATTTAAGATGCAGGTTATTGGTCCAGACCAAGCGGTAATTGAAAAGAAGATTAATAGAATTGTTGCTGAATTTACTGATTTACTTCAATTTAAACTTAAGAAGATTGACCTTATGGATGAAGAGATGGAGTCAAGAATCTACGACAGATATCTCAGAACAGAGGTTATGTCACCTAACGAGGTTAGAGGCAAGGTTGGATTGCCAGAGCGCAAGAGTGGAGATGATGTTCTTCCATACCCAACAAATGTTAAAAAGGAAGCTGCTGGCGCACCGATGGGTAATTCTAACAACGCTGCCTCACTTCCGCCAAAATCTAGGTCTGATGCAGGTTCAACGCCCCCTGGTGTTCAAGGCTCAGGAGACCAAGCAGAAAGAGGTCAGAATCAAGATTCTGGCGATAATGTAGATACCGTTAAGGTATTTGAAGGAGAAAATAATGAGTGAACAAACTTTAGTCTATTCAGACACAAGTGTTACAAGCGCCGATGGTGAAGTAAGTGTTGGAAGACATACATCTTCTATTAAATTTTACAACGCAAGCAATACAACAGATGCTGTTGTCGAAGTCAATGGTGGACCATTGAGGGTGCTAATCCCCTCAACTGCCGAAGGTAATGCTGGCTATGTTGAATTGTATGGAGACTATACAAAGTTTCAAGTAATTACATCTGGCGTAACAATCGCTGTAATGGCTTTTGGTTAAAGATACACTTTATAGTGTATAATTTAAGATTACGAGGTCTTTATGGAAAACTTTAATTTATCTTTCCCGATTGACATGATCAAAAAAGAGGAAAGAATTGTAAGCGGTATTGCAACTGCTGATAATATTGATAAATCTGGAGACATTGTTGAATTCAATGCCTCTCTTGAGGCATTTAAAAACTGGGGTGGAAATATCCGAGAAATGCACCACCCTATTGCTGTCGGCAAAGCTATTAGCTACGAGCCAGTTGAAATTGAATCTGAAGATGGTGAAAGATACAAGGCTATTAAAGTAAGTGCTTACATATCAAAGGGAGCCCAAGATACTTGGGAAAAAATTCTCGATGGAACTCTTCAAGCATTTTCTATTGGTGGAAAGATTATGGAAAAGGCTGAGTCTACAGAAAAGATGTTTAGAGGAAGACCAGTTAATGTTATTAAAAAATATACATTAGGTGAGTTGAGTTTAGTCGACAACCCAGCCAATGCGCTTGCGACTGTTGACATTATCAAAATGGATACGGATGGAAATTTGGATTACATCCTTGATGTTGTTGAAGGAATTGATTTTGATATTGAAAAAGCAAAAGCCCCTCTCAAGGATCCAAAAGGTGGACTTACCGCTGCTGGTCGTGCTCACTTCAAAGAAACAGAAGGTGCAAACCTTAAACCAGGGGTAAAGGGGCGAGCAGATACTCCTGAAAAAATGCGTAGAAAAGGCTCTTTTTTAACAAGATTTTTTACAAACCCATCTGGCCCAATGAAAAAGCCAAATGGAGAGCCAACAAGATTGGCTCTTTCTGCTGCTGCATGGGGTGAACCAGTTCCTCAGAATGCTCAAGACGCTGCGGAATTAGCAGCAAAAGGAAGAAGACTCCTTGAGAGATATCAGAACACAAAAGAGAAGTCTGTTGATTCTGAAATGGAAAAGGAAGGAGAAGTTACTTCTTCCGGTATGGGTTCTGGAATTAAAAATCCAACACAGGGTAATCAATTTATTACACCTACAACACCAAAAAAGAAAAAGGAGAAAAAAGAAATGAGTTCTTATAAAATGGAAGAACTAGTAGAAATCATTAAAACGCAAGATGAAACATTGCAGAATGATGTAAACTATGATAAGGTCTTAAACATGAATGAACAAGAAATAAATAGATTATCGCTTTTAAAGCGTATGGTCAATTGGCTTGTCCCAGATGTTCAAGAGGATGCTTCAACCCAAGTTGAAGTTACTATTAACACACAGGAGGAAAATATGGATATTGAAGTCCTTAAAGATGCTCTTAGTGCTGTTGTTGATGACAAACTGGCTAACTTCGCTACTTCTATCAAAGAAGAGGTTGAGGCTTCGCTTAACGAAAAGATCGACAATATTGCAAAGGGTTTTGAAGCCAACACAGTTGAGCTTCAAGAAAAATTAGAAGCAGCAGAAAAGGCTCTCGCTGAAACAGAAGAGCAAGTCAGCAAGTTTGCTGATGCTGGTGCTATCAAGAAAAGCGTTGATCCGGAAGAAGAAGAGGAAGAGGGCGATGAGCTCGCTAAGTCAGATTCTATCTGGGGAAACATGTATTTGCCACAGAGCGTTATTAGCGCCCTGGGTTATAAGTCATAAGTAGGAGGAAAAAATATATGGCATCACAAGAAGAAATTCTTTCAAAGGCTAATGAAGTAACAACGGGCGTTGTTGGCAATGATTCAGGTGGTTTGTTAAAGCCAGCTCAGTCCAACCGCTTCTTAGATTACGTTATTGACCAATCCGTACTCATGCAGAACGCTAGAGTCGTTCGCATGCGTACACCACAAATGGAAATCGATAAGGTTTCTGTTGGTACTCGTTTGCTTTCCAAGGCAACCGAGGCAACTGACGATGGCACCAATGCTGCTGTAACATTCAGCAAGGTTTCATTAAGCACTGTCAAGCTTCGTCTTGATTGGGCTGTGTCAACAGAGTCCTTAGAGGACAACATCGAGGGTGCTTCTCTTGAAGATCACATCGCACAGGTTATGGCTCGTCAGACAGCCAACGACCTTGACGACTTGTTCATCAATGGTAACACCTCCTCCAACAATGGTCTTATTAAGGCTCTTGATGGCTTTATCAAGCTTGCAAAGGCAAATGGCCGTACCGTAGATGAGGGAGGAAACCAAGTTTCCCGCGCTACATACGACCGTATCCTCCGCAACCTCCCAACCAAGTATCTCCAGCGCAGAAATGAGTTGAGATTCTTCACCGGTTCGGGTGTTGTGCAAGACACCATTTATAGCTTGGGTAATCCAAACTCCGCAACTGCTGCAACAGCAGGCGCACCATCACCAGCATCTACCGTTGGTGATATGGCATTCCTTCAGGGAGCTATGAGAGCAAATGGCGGTCCAGGTTCAACTGGTATCGCACCATTCGGTATTCCATTGCTTGAAGTTCCTTTGATGCCAGAAACAGTATCTGGTGATTACTCTGGTGCTGCTGGTTCACATGGTCATGTTGAATTAACATTCCCTAACAACCGCATCATTGGTATCCACCGTGACATTACCGTTTACCGTCAGTTCAAGCCAAAGACCGACACGATTGAATATACACAATTCATGAGAGTTGGATCTAACATTGAAAATGCTGATTCTTATGTAATCGGTAAGAATGTTAAGCTTCGTAGCCTCTAATATTCATAACTAAAAATGTGTGCGGAAGGAGAGGAGAAATCCTCTCCTTCTCGCATTATTTAAACATATGTGGTAATCTATTACCTATGAGTGATAATGTTATTAAAAGCACAGATGTTACTTCTGGTAAAGAAGAAAAGAACACTGTAAAGAAAGCACCAGCCAAAAAAGCTGCTGCTCCAAAAGCCAAAGCCGAAAAAAAGGCTGAAGAAGTTAAAACTGAATCTGGCAAAGTTGTTGTTATATTTGAGAGCGGTGCATCTTATGTTTCCGGTGAAGTTCATTTTACAAGACAAAATAATATTCAAGAAGTATCAGAAGCAGAGGCAGCTTTTCTTCTTACCCTTGAAAACTTTAGACTTCCAGATCAGTTAGAATTGGAAGATTATCTTAATTCTAAGGAGGATTAATTATGGCAGGTAGCCTTAGCAATTATGCTGAAAACAAAATTCTTGATCATGTAGTCGGAACTACATCATACACAATGCCAACAACGCACTTAGCACTTTTTACAGTAGCCCCAACTGATTCAACATCGGGAACAGAGGCAACTGGTGGTTCTTACGCAAGAGCTGCTCTTTCGGGTCTTTTTACCGCCTCAAGCGCTGGTGCTACATCAAACAATACAAACATTGATTTCCCTGACATGCCAGCATGCACAATCGTTGCAATTGGAATCATGGACAACAGCACAGGTGGAAATCTTTTAGTTCACGGAACATTAACTGCAAACAAAGTTCTTGACGCTGGTGACACTCTTAGAGTTGCAACTGGCGATCTTGATATCACAATTGACTAAGGAGTAGCATGGAAAGAAGAGAATTTGCTGGTGCAGTTATTACACAGGCTTTAAGTGCAAATATTTCAAACTCCGCTACATCTTTCTCTGTGACAGATGGCTCAACATTCCCAACTGGCGATTTAAACAACTTCGTTGTGTCAATAGGTCGTGGAAACCCATATGAAGAAAAGATTTTAATATCAAGCAGAAGTGCTAATACATTCACTGTTTCAGCAAGAGGTTACGATGGAACAACTGCAATAGATCATACAGTTGGTGAATTAGTAGACCATGTTCTTGATGCGACTGTTGTTCAATCAATGAATACAACTGTATATGATAATCAAATACTTAATTGGATGGGGGTCTAATGGCTAATTTAACACCAAAATCTTTATATATTGGAAACGATACAGCATCCAATGTTTATACCGTGTCAACAGACACAGGTTCTTATACAATCTTAAAAACAATTACTATCTGCAATACGACAGGCGCTTCTGCATTATTTGATATCCACATCTTGACTCCTTCTGGAACTCCTGGAAATAATAATGCACTATTTAAATCTTTTACAATCAACTCAGGTGAAACTGTATCCGTAGATACAACAACAGTTTTAGATTCTGGATATAAAATTCATGTTGTAAATGCCAATAATAAATGTACTTTTACCATTAGTGGAGTTGAGTATTCCGCTTAATCAATAATCTAGTATTATTGTTATGTGAGAAGATTAAGATTTAAAAAAGGTTCATGGTTATTAGCACCTATATTAGTTTTATCTTTCTTTTCAAGCCCCGCCAAGGCCGAAACTTTTAGAACTGAAAGCGCTGGAGATTTTTATTTTCAACTTGAATCTGGCAATACCTTCACTGTACGAGCAACCGCTCAGCAATATGGAATCGACAGCATGTTCTGGTTGTATGACAGCAACAATGTATTGCTGGTTGCGAATGATGACCATTTTGGTTTAGATTCCTATATTTCTTATAATGTGCAAGAATCAGGCACTTACCGTCTGCGAACAGGTGTTTGCTGTGGCGACCCTAATAGATGGTATGGAAATTTCTACGATATTGAAACAGACTCTGTACCAACGGATATTCCATCAACAACGACTTCAAGCACGACAACTACAAGCACAACAACTACAACAATTGCCCCATATTTAAATGCTCCACAAAATTTAATAGTTACATCAACTAATCAAGATAAAGTTTATTTATCATGGGATGCTCCAGAGCAATCAAGCGCACAGGTGGAAAGATATGCTGTTTTTTTCTCAAAGGACAACTGGAGTTCTGGATGGGCAGTTTCATCAACACAAACATCCGCAGTTGTTGAGGGTTTAGAGCCGAACACTGAATATCAGTTCAAGGTCCGTGCTGACAATGACTCTATTCCGGTCTATTCGGGATGGAGCAACGAGGTATCTGGATTAACTTTGCCAATACCTACGACAACCACAAGTACAACATCAACCACAACAACCACAAGCACAACAACTTCATCAACAACAACTATACCCCCTACAACTACGAGTGTTTTTGTATTTCCAACAATTGCTCCAACAACTGTGCCAATTCCAACAACTACAACAACCACAGTCGTTTCTACAACAGTAGCGCCTACTATAACTACGACAACAACAATTGCTCCAACAGCAGCTATTGTTCAAGAAGTTATTGAGATACTTAATTCAAATGAAAGGCTAAATGATGAGCAGGTTACTGAAGTTATAAGCGCTATTGATTCAGATTCAGTATCGCAAGAAGAAGTCGCAAATATTGTTGATAAAATTCTTGACTCTGAACTGTCTTCAGATCAAGCAAGTGAACTTGCGACAAGTGAAAAAGTCTTGGAGAGCATCACTCCAGAGCAAGCCGGGGAAATTTTTGCTGAGATAACAGTTTCTGACTTGTCGTTAGAGCAAGAGGATGCCCTTGTTGAAGCCCTGACGAATGCCCCAAATGACATCAAAGAAGAATTTGAAACAGAAATTGACATCTTTGGAGAAGGGCTTGATGATTATGTTCCTACAGGTTCTGAGATAGATGTAAAAGCAAGAAGAGCCCTGATTGCCGTAACAACGGTGTTAACAACGATTACAACGGCTCCCATGCCCTCTGGAGGAGGTTCTGCGCCATCAGGTGGAGGTGCTGGTGGACCATCAGGAGATGGTGGTTCTGGAAATGGAGATCGAGGTGGCAGTCGATCAAGGAGAAAATAATGTTTAAAAAAATCTTAAACGAACTCCATGCTTTGGCATGGACATTATCTGGAGGTGTAATTGTTTTAATTACATTATCTGGCAAAACTCAAACTTATGGATTGTGGCTAACTGTTGCTGCTTTTGTTGTCCACATGTTTGGCGTATTAATTAAAAAGGAGGATTAATGTCTAGTGTAAATAATATCCTATTGAGAATACTTGCTGTTTTCGGTGCATCAGGTCTTGGCGTTATTGGCGCTGGTGCTGTTGCTGGCGTTAGCTTGCCAAAGGCTATTTTTATGGCCGGAATTGGCGGTGTTGCTAAAGTCGTAGAAGGTCTTGCAAATGCCTTCCTTGATGACGGGAAATTATCTGAAGATGAAATTGAGTCAATATTCAGCAAGGCAAAAAGTAAGCCTGAAGAATGAGACTAATGTATACTGTAAATAAGTGGTTTTAGACCGCAAAGGAGAATTTTATGATTAAGATTTCAGAACAAAATAAGGCAATGATTGCCTCTTATGGTAGAAGCGTTTTAGGCGCAGCAGTTGCTGTCTATGTTTCAACCGGTGATGTAAAGATGGCTGCAAATGCACTCTGGGCTGCTGCTCTTCCAGTGATTTTACGCTATGTGAACCCAAATGATTTAGCATTTGGCAAAGTCAAGGCTGGTAAATAATGCCAAGAAAGTATAGCTATTATCCAAGTTTTGACGGAAAGGGCGCACAGCCTGGAACCGAGAAGTTAGTTGAACTTTGCGGTAAGAGATGGAAAACATCCAATATGGGAATTTACTCCCCCCGGTTGATGAGAAACTCTAAGACTGCTGGTAAGAAGATTGGTGATCCAGGTATGGAGAAGTACCTTAGTGTTCACGCAACTGGTGCTGCATGCGATGTCGGCTATACAGACCGTAAGGTTGGAGTTGAAATGTGGAACTGGTTCATTAAGTACACTAAAGAGTTAGGTATTGAAGAAATTCATGACTATGCATTTGATGCAAACCCTAAGGACAAGAATCAAGGGTATGGTCGCGGATTTAGGTGCTCAAGAGGTGAGAATGAGGCTGGGGTAAAAATTTTTACCGAGTCTGATAATGCTGGTAGTTTTGGAGGGAAGTGGTTACATTTAGAGCTTTCTCCAGAGATGGCAAAAGACGCTGCAAAGTTTGAAGCAGCTTGGAGAGCATTGCCTAAACCTGGTGCTGCTTAATTAGGAGATTCTATGTCTAGAAACAAAACATGTGCTTGCGGTTGTGAGTGTGTTGACCAATGCGATTGTGGTTGCGAGGAATGTGACTGCTAACGATGGCTGCTAAAAGAGAAATTAGTATATACCAAGGAGATACATATCTCCACGAATTAAGGATTAGAAATAGTAGTAATACTGCTATTAATATAACAGGGCGTGTATATACTGCTCAACTTAGGAAGAGTAAGTCTTCAGATACTGCTGTAACATTCACAACGGCAATTACAAATGCTGCTAACGGTGTTTTAACATTTAGTTTAACTCCAGAGCAAACATCTAACATAGATGCTGGTTCATATATTTATGACTTGCAAGAACTTAACGGTTCAATTGTAACCACTTTGATAAGTGGAACAGCAGTTGTTTCAAGAGAGGTTAATCATGGGTGAAGTTACCTATGTAACTGTTACGTCTGGTGATATTACCAATGTAACAATTTCAGAATCAGATATCACTGCGCTTAGTGTTCAGTCATCTGAGGTTACAACAGTTTTGGCCGCCCCCGCAACAATCGTTTTGGGTGGTGAGCCTTTTTTAAGTGGTGGAGATCCAGCGGATATTGCAAGAGCAGCTTCTTCTGGGGTGTCAACCCTGTTTAGCAGAAGTGACCATGTTCACTCAATTGCAAACACGCTATTAGACGGAGGAAATTATTAATGGCAAATACAATTAGAATTAAAAGAAGAGGCTCCGGTAATGCTGGGGCTCCAGGTTCGTTAGAGAATGCAGAGCTTGCATATAACGAAGTAGATGATGTTCTTTACTACGGTAAAGGTTCAGGCGGTGCAGGAGGCACTGCTACAACAGTAGAGGCAATTGGTGGTGCAGGCGCATATTTGACCCTCTCTGGTGTTCAAACAGTATCAGGAAATAAGACTTTCAATGGTCTTGTTCTTGTACCTACTCCAACAGCAAACACTCATGCTGCAACAAAACTTTATGTTGACAATGCAATTGCTGGAGTTACTCTTGGCAATACCGCAGTCACAGTCGGCTCTTATGGCAGTGCAAACACTGTTGCTACATTCACTGTACAGGGAGATGGTCGTCTAACTGCTGCTGGTAATACAACGATTTCAATTACTGGTTCACAAATTAGCGATCTTGGAACAGCTACCGTTACATCAGTCACAGGAACATCAAATGAAGTTACTGTCTCTGGCACTGGCACTGGTCCTTGGACTGGTGCTGTAACAATTGGTCTTCCAGATGATATAACAATTGGAAATACACTTACCGTTACAGGAGATTTGATTGTTAATGGGAATACAACAACTCTTAATACCGCAACTTTGGTTGTTGAGGATAAGAATGTTGTTCTTGCAAATGTCGCTACACCGACAGACACAACGGCAGATGGTGCTGGTATTTCCGTTCTTGGCGCAACTACAAAGACATTTAACTGGGTTGATGCGACAGATGCATGGACTTCATCAGAGAATCTCAATCTTCTTGCTGGAAAGGTATTCCAAATTGGTGGAACTTCAGTTCTTTCAAATACAACTTTAGGGTCAGGAGTCATATACTCAAGTTTGACCACACTTGGCACTATTGTAACTGGTGTATGGAATGGCACAGCCATCGCTTCAACATCTGGTGGTACTGGATTAACTTCATATACAACTGGTGACTTAATCTATTCTTCATCTGGGAATACTCTTTCTAAACTTGGAATTGGAACAACAGGTCAATTCTTGAAGGTTGTCGCTGGAGTACCTTCTTGGAGTGATACAGTAGATGGCGGTACTTTCTAATAGGAGGAAGTAATGGCTAATACCATTAAAATTAAAAATTCAGGTACCGCTTCTAATGTCCCCTCTTCCCTTGAATTCGGTGAGTTGGGTCTTAACTATGCTGATGGAAAACTTTATTATAAGAATGCATCAAACACAATTGTGGAGTTTGGAGGTAGCACATCTATTGATCTAGATGGTTTATCTGATACTGTAATAACAACACCAGAAGAGTTTCAAACTCTACAGTACAATGGAACTAACTGGGTAAATAATTATTCCCCTGTTGTATCATATGTCCGTAATGCAGAATCAAACACCTTAACAACCGGTACATGCGTATATCTATTTGGAGCTACGGGGGATCATGCGACAGTTAAGAGAGCGGATAATGATTCAGATGCAACATCTTCAAAGACAGTTGGGGTCATTGGCGCAAATATTGCAGCCAGTGAAAATGGACCGGTTGTTACAAGAGGATATGTTGACGGTATAGATCTTTCTACTGGGTATACAGCAGGTGATGTTCTTTGGCTTGGGGAGGATGGTGCGTTTACGAAAACAAAACCTTCTGCTCCCGAACACCTTGTTTTTATTGGAGTTGTAGTTCGTGCTACCAATAATGGAATAATCTATGTAGCAACTCAAAATGGGTATGAATTAGATGAACTACACGATGTTTCCATCACAACTCCAGCATCAGGACAGATTTTAGAATATAATGGTAGTTTATGGGTAAATAGAAATACTGTTCGTGACAACATGATCAGATTCTATATGGAGGTTATATAATGGCTGTAATTCAGAAAAGATTAGCTGGCCCAACACAAATATCAACAGTTACTGCTGTTGCTTATACTGTCCCTCTTAATACAACTACAATAGTTAAACAAATTCTTATTACAAATACAACAGCATCTGCAAGAACTGCAACAATCCGTTTAAAACCCCTCAATGTTGCTGAGGCTAATACTCACGATATCTTAAGCAATGTTACTATTAATGCTAATGAAACTCTTTCTTTCAACTGCTCGATGGTCTTAATTAATAATGGAAGCACTGCTAATAGCACAAATAGCGATCAGATTACATTCCTATGCTCTGCGAACTCTGCATTGAATGTGACAATTTTTGGAGTTGAGGAGTCATAATGGCCGGTATATCTAGGTTCCCTGCTTTAAACGCTTTCGGATCATTCATCGATTCCCCAGACCCAATTTACGGAACTGGCTCTGATGGGACAGTAACAATTTCTGCTAATACAACATTGACGACTGATAAGTTTTATTACAATCTTACTGTCAACTCTAATGTTGTTTTAAACACTGCTGGTTATAGAGTTTTCGTAAAGAACCTTTTAACCCTTAACTCCAACTCCACTATCGGAGTTGGAACGGCGAATAACTACACGATGACAACTGGCTTCTCAGGAACTGGAACGATCTCAGGAGGCGGTGCTACCAACACGGCTGTTACCAATAGTCTTGGCGGTAACAGCGCATCTCAAACTGCAACTCCTCCAACCGTTGCACAAGGAGGCACTGGTGTGAAACCAGACTTGGCAAACTCAGCAACACTTACTGGTTACTGGTATCAACCAACTCAATCTGTAAAAGGATATGTTCTCAATGCAAGTAATACAACACCACTGTTCTTAAGAGGTGGTGCAGGTGGTTCTAGCGGTGCAGGTGGTGGAGTTTTAATTATTGCATCTCGTTATATCTCTGCAACTGCTACATCTTATTTTGACGCTGCTGGCTTGGCTGGTAGTGGTGGAGGAGGCGGTGGAGTAATTATTGTTGTCTCCAGTAGCGTAGCACTACCATCAGGTCTTACAACTGATGTTACAGGTGGTACAGGTTGTGCTAATGGTACAGTGATATACTCTCAATTGGTTTAATATGACTGGCATAGAAAGATATAGTACTAAAACATTAAGAACATTTGCAATTGGTGATATTGGTCCCGGTGGTGGAATTATCTTCATTACCCCCTCAACTGAAGGAAACTCTACTGGGAAATATTTTGAAGTTGCTCCTTACAAGTGGAATGGTGGTGTTGGTGATCCGATAAGAAGATGGGCTCAGTCTTCACCAGTTGACTATAGAACAACGGCGGTTGCGGGTGCTGATGGTTTAAACATTGGCACTGGTTATCAAAACACTATTGACATAATAAATCAAGGAAATGTTGATACAGCGAATTCAGCTGCAGCTTTGGCTCAATCATACCGGGGTGGTGGTTTTGTCGACTGGTTTTTGCCATCCCTCAATGAAGTATTGGAGTTCTATAAGTTAAAAACAGCCAATATTTCTGGCTGGAATACTAATTCGTACACCACCTCCTCGGAGTATGATGCCAGCAATGCCTATGCTGTCTACTGGTCTGATGGCTCAGCTTATCCTGAGGATAAGTCAATATCTAACAATATGTCAGTTAGGCCAGTAAGAATGTTCTCTGTTGAGCCATCGGCATCAGTTCAAAGAATCGGTAATGATTCTGTTTATGGGGGCGGTCAAGATGGCACCGTTGTAATTGCCTCAAATACATCTCTTACTAGAGATATGTATTATAACAATCTTACAATCAATAGTGGTTCTCATTTAAATACAAATGGATTTAAAGTTTTTGTAAAAAATACTTTAACCCTTAATGGAAATATTGGAGTAACATCTTCACAAGCCGTTTCTGCTGGTACTCTTGCTGGTCGTTTAGCATCTGGTTCTGGTAATACAAGCGTTTCTATTGGCGGTAATTCAGGTGGAAATACATTTATTGCTTCTCAAATTTCAGCATCCGATAGTTCAAATCTTGAATTTCTTATTTCTGGTATAGCATTTAATTCCTCTGGGCTAATTACCTCAATCAAGGGGGGTGCTGCCGGAGCAACAGGGGCAAGCGGAACTATAACCCCAGGAGGGGCTGGCAGTCCAGGAACTCTTTTAAGAAATGCCCTAGTTCCTGGTGGCTCTGGAGGTCCTGGAACGGCTCCACCTGCATCTGCTGGAGGTGCTGGAGG